AGAATGCTATTACACCACTACCACCAGGATTAATGAAGCCCATTGTCTATCTCCTCAATTAGATTGTAGCGTCAAAGTCAGCACGAACACCATACTTCTCGTATACTGTGCCCACACCATACATTGCTGATGCTACAACATCAGTGCCAATATAACTGGCTCTGCGCTGTGTTTCAATTTGAATGTCTCTTAACATTGCGATACCAAGAGCATCTACATGGAAAATAGCGTTCATGTAATCGCCAGCAGCATTACCAGCTGGTAAGGTCACATTGCTACTTTCAAAAACAGGAACTCCAAATAGCTGACCAACATAGCCCTGTCTCATTGCTTCGTTGGCAACATCACCAAAGGCACCCATGGTAAAGGCCACATTACCATTTGTGGTTAATGCGCTCTTTAGGTCATAGGCCACTGAGGGGTGAAGAACGCAGACAACGCCATCTGTGGGCACGCCGTCATTCTTTAGCTTGGTAATACCCTGCATGACTAGAGCTGCTGTGATTGTAGTTGAACTAGAACCAACGGTGTTTGTGGTGAAATTTGCGAACTCACCCATAAGGTCTTGATCCATTTTCTTAGCAATAGCATTGCCAAATAATTGACCAAGGTCACTGATAACACTGTTAGGGCTAGCTGCCACAGCAAGATCTGTAACGATTGTGCGCAGACCAACCTGTTTGACAGTGAGTGTGGCACCATCTGTTGACACTGCGGTGTTGTTGACTTCATCACCTTCTGTTACTTCTGCTGCTGATTGAACAGGATAACGTGGAACAGTGATGGTCTTACCAGATCCATAAGGAATAGTATAATTTTTCACAAGGTTACGCATGATTGAGCGTTCTTGTGCTACGAACATAGCTTCTGCTACAATACTGGGTAGCAGATCATTTAAGGTTACACTGGTTGATCCAGCCATGATAATTCTCCTAAATTATTTGTTATTTTTACGCCACTCCGCATATAACTTACGGTCGGCGGGTTTATTCATATCTAATTTTGAGACGTCAAAACGTTCACGGCTTGAAGAAATATTTGATTTTGTATTGACTGTGCTGGGTCCAGCTGTCTTAAAATGAGGATTAGTTTCTAAAAATTCTTTTACTAGGTCTTCCACTCTAAAAGGTTGGCCTCGCTCTGAATATCTTACAGAACCTGTGTCATCCAGAACTTCTACATCACCTGATTCGCCTAGGCGAACATAGGGTTTGAGTAGACTCTGAACCTGACGAGGATTAACTGATCCTAATTGTGCTGCTGTGTTAACCAAGGGCATGTCAACTGTATAATTTTTTATAATTTCATCTCGCTTGCGAATTTCTTCGTCTTTTGAAGCAGCCAACTTGGCAATGATGGTATCAAATTCGCCTCGCTTCTTTTGATCCTCTATCTTGCGACGTTCTGCTTCCGCTTTAATCTGTTTTAATTCTTCAAGATCACCTAGGTCTTCAAGTTGACGCTCAAATTTTCTTGCTATGGCAGATTTGGTCCTAGCCATGGCATCATCAAACTCTTTCTGTGAATAGGTTTTCTCTTTTACCTGGTTCGTTTCAGACGTACCAGTGTCGTCTTGTGCCAATGTTTCGTTTTGCGTGGTCATTGTAACCGTGCCTCCTTTTGAGTGGTAAAATTGTCTGTGCTAGCTCATTGTCTGGCTATTTAATAGCCAGATCAAGATCAATACTTCTTACCGGGCTTTTTCTTCTGTTTCTTCATAATCATGATCCTTTCTTAGTGAAACGTGCTCGCTGACTTTTTGGTGCTGCCTTACGAGCAACTGATAATGCTATGGCCACTGCCTGTGCCTGTGGGCGTCCTGCTCGCATCTCAGTGCGAATATTACGACTAATTGTCTTTTGTGAGTAACCGCGACGTAATGGCATACTTTGCTCCTTATTGATCTGCTAGATCATTTGTGTCTTCTTTGGGCTCCCATTTGGCGCACCAAAATACAGGTCTGACAGCTGCGTCAAATTTTATACAATATTGTTCTGTAGATTTATAATATTCACAATTGGCACAGTTTTGTCCCTGTGGTACATCAGAATTGGTGCTGAGTTGATAAGCGGGTGGAAGACTGTCAGGAATTGGTGTGCCATCTGAATATGTTCTTCCTGGAACTGGTGTTAGGTCGTCATAGCTTAATAATTCTTTTTCTTCACCTAACAGTTCTAAAATTTTTCCATCTATAATTTTTAATACAATGGGATCTGAAGCAGCATTTTTAGCAGTCAGAAGTTGATTCATTTCACGGTCATCATCTTGTATTGAAAATGTATCTGGATACTTGATGCTGCCAGTGAATTCAGTCTGTTGATACAGTGCCCACAATTCCCAAATTTGTTCTTCTGCTAATTCTAATTGGTCTGCCTTGTCCGCTAATTTTGCCGAAAGTAGATTGAATTCCACCTCCATGGCCACACCACTCATTGTTCTTGTTTCTTTGGCTCTAACACCGCCTGTGAAAGCCATGCGATCAATGCTTTCAACTAACTTGTCTATACTGTTATGAATATTATCTACACTGATACCGCCTGCCTCTAGATAGTAGGGGTTAAGAGCACCATCCGAACCATCCTGAAGTTGAATAATGGCTCCTGCTCCTGAACCCACATTGGCAGTCACAGGTGTGACCAGGGTTGGATGGCCATCTATTCTAATCTGTTGTTCTTGTTCACTGAGTAGGCAATAGATCTGACGCTGTATGTCTGCTATGTCTGTGATGTCACTAATACCAAGATCTCTGGTCACACTGCGTTGATTATAGACCAGTATGGCTGGTATGCGATTCAATAGATTTGGCTGTTCATCAATCACACGAGCTTCTTTTTTAACTTCGTTCATTTCATAGGTCGTTATTGATGTTAGATCCCATTCTTTTATAATAGTTATGGAATCCATAATTTCCTCAATGTACCTTAAACGATTTAATTCATAGCGTCCTGTAGAATCTCTCTGCCATGACCAATCTGAAACTGCCAATGGAGTCAATAGATTAATGTAGGGTCGTACACCAAGGGCCTGTTCCTGTGCTAGAGTCTGTGCTCCCACATTAGGCTTGGTCATAATAACCCATGCTGAACCAAACACACTGGCCCAAATAGATACCTGTTTCATGAATGAGTTGAAGTTGCGTCCTTCTCTATCGCAGTCCTTGAGAAAATCTTCTAGTTGTGGTAGCCCTTCCCATGAGCCAAAATCTCTTTCAGGCAGGTTACGAAATAAAAATGAAATATAGGTCTGAATAACTGATTGGCATTGATTATCAAGTGGAGTGTTCATTAGTCGCTGTTGAAACTCTGCTGCTGTTTCAAGTTGATATTTGGTTAGATAACCACCTTTGCGATATTCTTCTCCACCTGCGTATGAATGATAGAGGAACTCCCAACGATCACGATTACGATTGTATAACCAATGTGTGGTATTCAGTGCTACGTAGGCATCATGTAAGGTCTGATAGGCCATGTTTTATCCTTAAGTCTAGCCCAGTTTGTGTGACCACATGCCAACTGGGATTGGTTTTTGTTCTGCTCTAATAGGAAACAGATAGTTCACGGCGTAGCGTAGTGCATCACACATGTGATCAAATCCTGAATCCTTATCTGGTATTGAACTATTTGGCTTATAGACGAATTTTTCAATACTTTCAATCGTGTATTTACAACGTGGGTCAAAATATAATGTGGTAAGTCCTAGGGAACTGCGTAAACGTGCGTTTACTGCGTTCACTGAGTCTCTAACTGAATCGTGACTGCGAGGTGCTAGGACACGGAAACCAGCAGCTCGTAGAATTGTATGATCTGTCCTACCACTAGAACTGGTACGGCGCTGACTACCACTAGGATCAGGATACACAGTAATATTCCTATTAGGATATCTGGTCTTAATTTCATCAACCATTTCATCTGTGTTTGAGCCCATGAGACGAATTTCATCAATAGCATGTAGAACATCATTATGTTTAGCAAATATCACAGCTGAGTTATTGTCCACATTGAAGTCCATGCCAATGTGTACGTCCTTGGGTACCTCTTCTGAAAACTTTTTAATGTTATAGCTTCTGTCAAAGGCATAGAACACGCGACCTGTAAAGTTTTGAAAGGTTGCCATATATTCTTGTTGGAACTGTCTTTCATCAAGCACACGACGTGCTGCTTCTATTTCTTTTTCAGGAACCTGTCCACCATCCAAGGTGGTATACTGAAAACTGCGCCATTCATCAGGAAATTGTTCAGCAAGGTCAAAAAGGTCTTTGAACCAATTAAAGCCTTTCGGGGTACCTAAGAACATAGCAGAACCTTGACGATCACTTAGAGCAGGCCTAAGCACTTCTAGCCATGCTGCTTGATCTACATCCGCTGCTTCATCAATTATGAGACCAGAAAGACCCACACCACGCAGGCTGTCGTAGTTGTCAGCACCTTTAAGTGATATAGTGCTATTGTTTTTCAATTGGAAACTTAATTCAGTTTCATTGATCTTTTTGACCCAACGTAGATCCAATAATTTATATTTCAATCTCTTGAATACAATGGTCTTACTCATTCTATAACTTGGGCTAACATAATACACTTCAGAATTGGGTATACGTGCCCAACGGCATAGTTGCCTAATGGCCAATGTGGTTTTGCCGAACCTACGACCACAGCTGGCAACTATGAAACGATGTTCACAGTCTGCTATAGTTTTTTGTGCCAGACTAAGTGGCATTTAGATACTGTCATCTGACCATGGGAGGGGCTGATTGATTTCAGTGTCCAAGGGCTGGTCAGATTGACCCAGATAGTTCTTGCCCAAAAAGATCAGCATGGTAGCATGACCACTCAAGGCAAGGCTGATCTGAGCACGACGAAGACTCTGTTTGAGACTTACTCTACCTAGATCTAGTTGATCTCTAAAGTTGTAGGTCAGTGTGTGTTCATCAATGCCAAACCAAGAACAGATCTCCTGATCCCTACAACCCAATTGTGCTAGTTTTTGTACTTCAAGGGGAGGTATGATTTTTTTGTCTCTACCAACAATGTGACCTTCTACTTGTTTGACGCCAATGCGAGGCGGCCCAGTTCTACGAGCATATTTGTTGACTTTTTTTTCTTTAGGTTCATTCTGTTTATCTTCATTTGTCATGAAGATATTTAACTGGATGACTTTTTCTTAAAAGAAAAAAGCCCTAGAACCATAAGGAACTAGGGCTGAAGGATAAGAAATGTCTGGTTTTGTATTTTTATTTATCAGACTGAGTACATGCTAAGGACAACACTAATTTCATAAAATCACTGACACCCTGTCAGTGTGTGTTTATTATAACTGTTTTTGATCCCTCGGTCAAGTCTTAATTGTTTTTTTAGCAGTCATTCTGCTCTCCTTATCCAATATTATGATACAGCCACGGTCTCACGCTTACGCACGGAGATAACCACTTCATAACCGTTAGACTCAAGCCACTCAGTATCAACTTTCAAAACATTTGGATGTAGGTCTTCGTCAAATTCTGCGTCGTGGTGAGCACGACCTACAGCAATGTCAGCGTCGTAGTCATTGAACTCAATAGCATCCTCATATTCGTGAATGTTATCTTGAAGCCACTCCCTTGCTGTTTCTACATTGGGAGCCATAACCTTGACGGTTGTAGAAAGGGTTTTTTCTACACATAAACTATAAACACGCATTTTATATCTCTCTAAGAAGTTAGTAGCAAGTCGCTACATTTATATAATAACAAAAAGAGAGAGCCCAGTCAATGAGGTGTTGCTGGTATACAACAAAGGTGGGGAGCCCAGTACCGCTTCCCCCAGCGTTTACCTTGAGTCACAGAGGTAGTCTGCTCTCAACTCCTGGGCTTGAGTTATACGATTCTAATGCCAAATGTTCTGCTCATTCTTGGTGCTAGTTCTGATTCTTTGATCAATTCGCAGCCTCGCAGCAATAATAAAACCTGCGTCTGTGAGTCCTTTTGTATAAAGTACCCTTCTCTCACGGGATCATACTCTACATCACTACTGA